TGGTAGGTCACCGGATCAGGCACTTGTCGGGCCTTTTCCTCATCAGTTTGCGGCAACACGGTTGTGTTTTGGCCGTCGCTCAGGAGTAGTTCACTCATCTTCAGATTGCTCCATTTTTCGCACGAGGTCGGTGATATAGGAATGCGCAAGGGAAAGACCCCGGATTTCTCCTGCGCAAGATTTGTACTCGGCAAAATCTTTTGCCGCACCTGAGATAAGAGCTTCCGCAATAGCATGGCGGCGCTCTTCCAATTCTTTGATAACTACGTCAAACGCAGTAGTTGCCATTGATTACTCCTTGGTTATTGGTTTGAATGTAACTGGGTTGTAGTTTGCCGATTTGGCCCACACACGCATGTAGTTACATTCCATTCTTTGGGTACAGTCATCACACTTTTTCATTGTTAACGTGGTGTTTGCCCCATGATTGCGGTAGTAATACAGAACTTTTGGCACTCTGTGACAGGCAAATTTTTCAGCAATCTGCATAAACAGATCACCATCTTCGCAGCCACGAAGCAGCTTAGTGTTAAAACCTTCTACGGCATCGTAAACACTCTTTTTGTACATGCCAAAATGCCTCCACCCGTGGCGATGTAGAGTGTTAACGTCAAAGTCCGGACTAGCAGAATAGTGTTCTACCTTACCTTTTGTATTTACTTGGGCAAAGTCGCTATACACAAGCCCTACATCTGGCTTAGTGTTAAACACCTGTAGTACCTCTTCCAATGCCCAACGCTCAAGCATATCGTCGCTATCGATATGCCCAATAAACTCGCCGTTGCAAAACCCAACTGCTTTGTGCCTATTTTTGGCTATGCCTAAGTTAGTGTCGTTTTTATAAACCCTTATGCGTTGATCCTTCTCAGCCAATATAGACGCTAGTTCGTAAGACCCATCATTGGAGTCATCGTCAACAACGATTAACTCCCAATTAGCGTATGTTTGCCGTAAAACACTATCCAGTGCCGCTTTTACAAACTGCACTGTGTTGTGCATCGGCATGATTAGCGAAACTAGTGGGCTACTCATTTACTGCTTAGTCAGTGTTTTGGGTTGAGCAGCCTTTATAGCCTGCTGCCGAGTTTTGATCGCATCGGTCTGCATTTGCTGCCTCATCTTTTGTTGGTGGACTTGTTCCTTCTGTTGCAACTCCTGCTGCGCCCGCATAGCCTTTAGCCGGGGGTCTTCCCCCTGATTTTTCTGGGCCTCAAGTTGCAGGCGTTGCGCTTCAAGCTGCAGTTTTTGCTGCGCGATTTGGAAGTCCATTTGATCGTTTTGAGACTTGCGCTGCATCTCGGCTTGCTTCAACTGCAGTTCAGCTTGAGCCATTTGCAATGCAGGATCTTGGGCCTGTTGCTGGGCTTGCTGCTGCTGGGCTTTACCCATGTTGCTCTGAAGCAATTGTTGAGCCGCTTGTGCCACCAGACGAGACAACTGAACTTCAGTCTGCTCATCCAACTCCTGATCCGGCGCTGTCATTGGAACGCCAAGCTGCTGCTCAATTTGTTGCCTGTAAGCAAAGGCCATGTGCTCTGCGATGTGAGCCATCACTGCGCCCATCATCTGCTGCGCCATTGGGTTCTGGCCCATCATTTGCATGATCATCGGGTCTTGCATCATGCTCATGTGAGTCGTGATGTGCGCTTGATGATCTTGGTAAATGAACGCCTTTGTAGGCTTACCAGTCAGGAAACTCATGTTCTCTGACACAGGATCTCGGGGCTTCTGATCGTCCTCTACAGGCACCAATTTTTCTGCGTTCTTGATCCCCAAAACTTCCAGCATCTGCCTGTGGAGTTGAGGAAGGTCGTAAATTTGTGGGGCACCTTGGGCCAACTGAAGAGCAGCTTGATACTGCATGATCCGCTGCGCCATCGTGGCTGCGTTTGGATCACTTACAGGAATAACCTCTACGAGATCGTAGTCTGCTTGTTTAACCGCACGATCACCACCTTCTGGGGTGTACGGGTACGAGGTTGGCAGAAAGTCCCGAATTATCCCCTTCAGGAGTTTGAACTCCATGCGAAGAGATGCATGAACCCGCGCTTGGACGGCACTCATTGTCTTGAGTTGCCGCTCCAAAATTGCCAGCGTCGTCCCAACAGGAGCTTGGGCAGACATATCACTGATCTTGAGATCAGCAATTGCAGCAAGCCTGCGTCCATCTTCCGTAATCTGCTGAAGCAAAGCTGCGAGAACTTGGCTTGGCTCCTTGTACGGAAGCGGCATGATGTTGTCACGCACACTCCCCGAAGGAATGTCCACATCCCTGAACTCGCCCGGAGCAATTGGAGTGTCGTCTCCCTTGATCCGAAGCCCTCGGGACTTCAAGCCACCCGGCAAATTTGACAGGGTGCCAGCATCCACCAGTTGTCGAATGATGGAAGTGCCAGCGCGAGCATAACCACCAATAAGGTGGATATAACCCAGACCATAAGCGCCAAAACCAGGAATATACGTGTACTGGACGAAGTGCTGTCGCTTGAGTTTCTTGTCGTCGTCTTCGTTCCAGTTTCGCCGGATGGATAGGACGGTGTTGGTTCCTCTTTCGACCGTGACCACATACGGCAAAGGAACTTCATCTTTGTACCCCGGCATGTCCCAGTCTACGTGGATCTCCAATACCTGATACCGATCATCATCGGTAAGGGTATACCCTTGCTCCTCGGCCTTTTTCTTCTCAATGTCAGTGAAGAAACGTACAGGCTCACCCAGTTCTACGTCCCTGTAGAACTCTGCTACCTGTAGTTTCTTGATCTCGTTCTCAGTTTTGCGCATGACATGAGTCACACGTTCGGCTGTATATACGTTTGACGCCCCGTAGGGCATGATCAAGTCTTCAGCCGGGACAAACGGAGCAGCAGGCAGTTCCGTGCTCGGGTTCGGGTAGATCTTCTTGAAAGCCGCACCAGAAAGGCCAAGGGAGTACAGCATCCGCTCATGCTCGGACCTGTAATCAATCATCCGCTCGGTCAGCATGTAGTTCATGTCGTCACGAACTCGCTCTGCTGCTTCTTCTTTCAGTCGGTCAATCGCGCCAATGATCTGCGTCTTGACCGGACCTTGAGCCGGGAACGTCTCAGTAATCATCTCTGATTGGAACCTAATGGCGGCTTCCGTCAGAAGAGGGCTGTAAACACCACAAGCCCCATTCCACGGCTCAGTACGTTCCTCGTACTTCATGCCAAGGACTTCTAGGCCCTTGACAAACATATCTGTCCAGTCTTTGCGACTGTTGATGTCCGCATCTACGAGGGCAATGAGGTCGGAAGCCAGGGTTTGAAGCTCACCTTCGTCCATGAACTCCGCAAGGTTGGCGTCAAACTCCTCTGCCGTCTCAATTTCCGGCATCAGTTCAATCTCAACCCCGTCAATCCCAATTTTTACGCTCTCAGGATCTTCAATTTCGATCTCCAGAGCCGGTTCTTCGGTCATGACACCCATGTCAAGGGGCATCATCGCGGGGTCAAAATTGGTTGCCATCTGTAATCCTCAGTAAAACGCTACTTTGCGCTTAAAAGACCGCATTTCGTCCTGTTCGTCTGTCTGTAGACGCAGGAAACCACCCTGCCGGAAGCGGATCAGGGCCTGAACAGCACTGTCAACATCGTCATCATGGGGTGCGTTCGGGAAAGCGGCCATGTTTTCGATGAGTTCTCTAGCCCACCGGGTGTCTGGAGCCCAGACTTTACCCGATTGGAACAGGTCTGCCACAGAATTGATACGGACAAACTTGTCATTCCCCCTACTTGGGGTGTATTCAGACACCGGAATGCCCATCGCCCGCAGTTCAAAGATCAGCGGAGCCCCTGCAGCTTTGGCTTCCACGATGAAAGCATCAGGTTCCCACTCTCTATAGTGAGCAAGTGCTTTTTCTTTCAGTTCAGGGAACTCCATCCTCTTCTGAAAACAGTCCAACAAGATGATATTTACGTTATTTTCATCTTCGTTCATGTTGAACACACCCCACGTAGTACACGCAGAGTAGTCGTTTCGCTCACCCTTAGTAAAAGCAGTGTCCCAAGACTGGATGATGAACTCACATGAAGGAGGCTTCTCCTTCTCCCAGATCTTCCACCACTCTCTTTTAACAATAGCTCCTTCTTCAGCGGTGGGATTTTGCTGGTACTGAGCGTTCCACTTACCCGGGGGGAGTTCGTCTCTTAGCGCAGACAGTTCCTCCAGCGACCAAAACTCAGGCCATAGAGGTTTACCCGAGGGCATGATCGCCGGGAGTTCAATGACTTCCCACTCGTCTTCTTTTCCTAGCTCGCCAGCGGTCTTCAGTATCCTACCTGTCAGGTCCGACTTGGACCATCTGGTCATTACGACTACTATAGCCCCACCCGGTTGGAGACGCTGACGCGGGCCAGATGAGTACCATTCAAACACGGAGTCATATATTTCCGGTCTGCCAGCGGCTAAAGCGGCCTCTTGTTCCGAGTGCGGATCATCAATGATCAACAGATCTGCACCTTTACCCGTCATGGTTCCACCAACGCCGATAGCAAAGTATTCGCCGTTTTTGCTTGTGGCCCATCGGCCAGCGCTCTTAGAGTCTTGACGCAATGCAACGCCAGTAAATATCTTCGCGTACTCCTCTGACCCTACCAAGTTACGAACCTGCCGGCCAAAATTTACAGCCAGATCAGCAGTGTTGGACGCCTGGATTACTTTCTTGTGCGGGAACTTCCCAAGGAACCAGCTTGGAAGCAAGTACGAAGCAAACTGGCTCTTCGTATGCCGAGGCCCCAAATTTATGATCAGCCTCTTCAACTTACCTTCCGCGATCTCCTCAAACTTCTTAGCCATCACCGCATGGTGTCGGCCATGAATAAACCCCGGCCACATCTTCTTCACATACGCCATGAAGCTCTTCTGACACTTCTCCCTGTCCACAGCATCCTTGTAATCTTGTACCTGCTGTAACAGCTTCTCCTGATCCGCAGGAGACAGACTCGCCACTAGATCATCTAACTTCATTCCATCCCCCGGAATGAAATGTACGTCGGACGAACAGACCTTCCCATCCCCTCAACCCTCTTCAAAGCACCTAGCTTCACCAACCTATCTACGATTTTCTTTGTACTCCCCAGCCCAGGCTTACCCCGCAACTCACAAATATTCCTCAGGCTCGGCCCGTACCCAAACCGGCACCACCACACATCTATAGCCAAAAACACTTCCTTCTGAGCCTCAGTCATCCCCATCTCCAATACCTCCTCCTTGGACCCGTACACCTTCCTCAGAGGACTCTGCAACACCTTCTTCGTGCGCCACTTTTTGACGTTTTCCATTACAAATCAACAACTTAGCGCACACTCTTAAAGCGTTACTTTACTTCCGTTAAATTTAACGGCACGTTAAGCATCAAGCACACACCTTAACACCACAACAAGCAAAAAACCTTTACAAATCATAGACTTAGCCACGTTTGTTAAACCAGTTTATGTCATCCGTTAAATTTAACGGCACCAAAATTTAGCCCCAAAATTTTTGCTACCCCCCACCACTTTTTGTAGAAAGACTGACCGGGGGGGTGTCGCCAGATCGAGGGGGTGGGGTCTGGCGAGCGTTAAATTTAATGGCAGGGGAGCGTTAAATTTAACGGTGAGTGACATGGGGTGGTTTGAGTGGAATGAGGGACGGTTCGAGTGGAATAGTATGTTTAAGGACGCGGGACTCCGCCTGCGCCATCGGGGGGGTGCCCGGTGGGTGGGTCTGCGTCCTGCGCCGTCTCGTTTCCCTCGGCGTCGCCGTTAAATTTAACGCTAAGCTCTGCTAGCAGTGAGTCTGCATCCGCCTCGATGATGGTGGCATCCGTTGCGCCTGCAGATATCAGGCCACGGAGCTCTTGCATCACACGGGCGCGTGCATCCTCGCTGCTCGATATGGTCCTAACCTCTTTCCTCTCAGTGAATGCGGCCACCTCAGTTACCGTGCCAAGTACCTTGGCAGCGGCTGTTATCTGGCCGGGCTTACTCTCGGGGTCAACAATGACGCGCACGAGGGATTGGATAACCAATTCGCGCAGGGCGGCAGGGGAGCGCAGTTTCGCCGTCTCTAGTGCCAGGGTGTAAGCCTCTATCTCTCGGGACACCCGAGGGTCTGCTGCCAGTCTGTAGGGTTCTGCTTCCATTGTTTTGGCGCTCTTGACGTTGTATGCGGCCCGGTATGCGTCTGCTTTCGTGCTGCCCTTCGCCACCTCATGCGCGAACTTACGTTGTTTGGCGGTTAGCTGGCGAGAGACGTCAGCACCGAGAATGTGTGCAATGGGAACTTGGTTTAGTCCTTCCTCTATCTGCTTTCTGGTTAGTCTCATAGGTGTTTGTCCTACTGGGGTTCTATACAGTATAGGGGAACAGGGGGAGAAAGCAAGGGGACTGCTGTTCGCTTGCGCTCACTGCGGGCGGACTCCGGCCATGCTCCAGGGCTCACACTGTACGTTTATACATGAGGGTTTGTCCCTAGTGACAAGGGCCGGGCAAGGGCCTACAGTCTCCCTATGCGTTGCACGGTGCAGCGCACTACAGGAGACACCGCCATGTTTACAGTCACAGTGAAAGACAGGTCGGGCAACACCTATACGGAGAACTTCAACACCGACCGCGAAGCGCTGCGGTTCTGCCGGGAAGAAGTCAAATGGGAGTCAACCTCCCGCGTAGTCTGCGATGCCATCGGCTTTGATGAGCATGGAGACTTTACCCGACTAGTAGATCGTGCCTGACCTACACATAAGGAGAACCAGACCATGAACTACATAGAGTCCCTGCGCACCATGAACCGAGAGCTTACAGCCCGACACGACGAAGTGTCGGAGAGGATCGAACACTTCCGGCAGCACCTGCTCTCCCCTAAATTTGTCGGGGTTGACGTTGACGGTGACCGGAAGGATTGGATATCAACAGCCGATGTTCTCCGTTTCCTTGACGACCTCAAGAGGGCCTGACATATCCGTCTAGGGTCTTCTTTCGGACCCTATGGGATGAGCCATCGGCCATCGCAACATTAGGAGAACACCATGCAAACCACAATCGACCAATACGCTGACGTTCTGGACGTGCGCGACATCATCGCCCGCGTTGAAGAACTGGAATCTGACATTGAAGACATGACAGAAACCGAGCATACCGGCCACCAAGCAACGGCTGATGCGCTCGCTGAAGAACTGACAGCCCTTCGGGCTTTCTTGGAAGAACTCGCAGGCGCTGGCGGGGATGAGCAATGGCGCGGTGACTGGTATCCCGTAACGCTGATTCGCGAGTCCTATTTTGTGGACTACGTGCAGGAATTGTTGGAGGACTGCGGGGACATCCCGAAGAACCTCCCGCACTACATACACATTGATTGGGAGCGCACCGCGCGGGATATCCGCACGGACTATTCCGGGGCTGACTTCCACGGCGTTACCTATTGGTTCCGCTAAGTGACCACTGAAGACAAAGCCCTGATTCTCGTTTCCCTGGTGGCGCTGCTGCTGGCGCTGCTGGGGGTAATTTGACACTGCTGCGCGCCCTGCGCGCTGGAAGGATTGACCTATGCAAACCGAATCTTTGATTGGCCGCACCCTTACGTGCGCAGAAACCGGAAAGCAATTCATCGGGGCATCTGACGGGTTCACGACGAACTACGCCAGAAACGCCGCCGGGGAGGTGTTTTCAGATGAAGGCGTACACCTGCGCGAAGTCCGGGCACTGCTGGACCGCTCCGGCCCCTTCACGGGCTATCTGTCGAGCGATGGCAAACGCCTGACGGGATGGAAGGGCAACACCCTAGGCCATGTGGTCGATTCCAATCCATGCGAGCTGACCCGGCTATCGTACACACATGGCAAGTATTACCAGTCCGTCAGGGTGCGGGATGTCCACGGCCGCGAATGGTACGGGAGGGGGTCGCCTGGAATCTGCATCCGCCTTCGCCCGACTAAGCATTGACCGGCACCTATAGCCCCTGCTGGGGGGGGGCTATAGGGGCATGTTGCCCGACATACACAATCAGGAGATTGACCTATGAATTGGCATTACGTTTACGGCGCAGTCTGGACTACGCCCCTTGGCCCGGAAGACGGCGGGCAATGCGTGGCCGTGCGCGCCAGCAAGTCCAATCTTGAGCCTACCGAAAAGGACGCCGCGCTTCGCCTTATGGCCGCTGCACCTGAACTGCTGGCCGCGCTGCAGGCCCTGACAGATTGGGGACGGGATCACACTAGCCCGAAAGACCCGAATAGCCCGCATGCCCTGCTAGTCGCGGCCAGTGCCGCCATCGCCCGAGCTACCGGAAAGGACTGACCTATGAACCACTGGATTCTGAGACCGGACACGATTCAAACCATCATCGAAAACTTGGATCGAAACCTCATGACGCTCAGTGCCGCGAAAAACTATTTTTCGGCTTACGGTGTCCACATCCAAGGAAACACAAAGCAGGCGTTTATTCGTGAGCTTTGCAAACAAGCCGCCACTTCAAAGGACTGACCTATGCCTGACATCCCCTTCCGGACACACCGACACCCTTCTGAAAGGATCGCATCGTGATTAAACACATTCACATCGCCAAAAATCCCTCATACCCGCCCTACGGCGTCATTGTTGAGTACACCGACGGGCGTGAGTTGTGGGACGGTGACTGCGCCGCATCAACTGAGGAGCAAGCGCTTGCTCACGCAAAAGAGCAACACCCCCGCCGCAAGGTGCTGATGTGGGACAACCCAAAGCACTACGGCAATCGAAAGGGGGCTTAACCATGTACGGCCTTTCCATGCCTTGCCTTGATCCTGAGCAACTTTTGGCGCTTCGCCTTATCGGTAACGGCTGGAATACTAAGCTCACCCCGTTTGGGAACGCAATTGTTTCCGCTCAAGTGCAAAGCCTTCAACGAGCCGGCTTGATTGTCCAAGAGCCTCGCCGCTGGATGGGGTATCGACTTACCGCAGCTGGCCGCACTATCGCCACTTCAAAGGACTGACCTATGGAAATCCCCTGCCTCGATCCTGACCGGCCCCTGTCCCCCTCAGAGCTGGCCGACGAACGCTGGGAGCGCCGCCGTGCTCGCGTTCGCACCCGTGCCCACATTGAACGCCTGGAAGCCGCGCTTCACTGGGCGCTGGAGCATATGCAGATTGACGATAAGTTGGACCCGGACCAACACGCCGCCCTGACAGATGCATGGTCCCTTTTGGAGGACTGACCTATGAACAAACTTCGCGCCGCACTGCGGGACAAATTTGGACCGCGCCGCTACCGTATCCGCCAGAGTGGAGAGGTGGACGTCCACGGGACTATTCCGAACACCGGCATTGTCGGGTGGTACTTTTACGGGTACATCGAAGACATGCACCACTGGTTTGATCTGGAGGACTGACCTATGCTCTATTCCAAAACTGCCCGCTGCGCCCGCTGGGGCGCTGAAAAGGGTGCCCGCCGCGTAAGTGGGCTGACCCGCGCCGAAAGGGAAGCCGTCAGGAAAGGTGAAGAAGTGCGGTTCAAGGGTTGTCCCCTAGTGGACGGAACCGATGAGAGGCGCATAATTTTTACGGGCGGGAGGTTCTTTGCCCGTATGCCGAAGGAGTGACCGCTGCCCGCTTCGGCGGGCTTTTTTACGCTTGACACCACTCAAAGGACTGACCTATAATCCTGCCCATCTGCTTGTGTGGCAACGAGCAGAGAGAGCCGCTAGATCAGACTCCGACCCCGCATGGGGTACTCCCTCTCAGGGAAGTTGCCACCGGGGTCTGTTCTAGCGGTTTTTTTTCGCCCGTACTCCGCACGATAGCAAGTGCCTTCGTAGGCAGCGCGGAAGGAAATACGGCAAGCCATGTATGGCACTGGCTAGGAGGGTTATGCCTAGCGCCCCGTGTGATGCACCCGCACGCCTAAGTAGCGAAAGCCAAAGGGATATACAGAACCCTGTGATGAGCAGGATTAAAGCCAGCGGACAGCGACCAACCTCCTCGGAGGAGTAACGGACGAAAGACTAGCGAAGCCCGTCGTCCGGGATGCTGTAGGCAGATGAGTACGCCCCATAAGTCACCGTAAAAACGTGGCAGGCGGTTCTGGTAAAGGGTCTGTGAAGCTGTAAAGTTCCCCGGAATCGGGCAGGCAGGCTTCATGGGTAAGAGGTAGTCCGTCTGTAGTTTCCAACACTGTAAAAATTCACAGTGTTGCACTACACGCTAAGGCATGGCAACATTCACTGCCACTTTCGGCAAACAGGAGATCATCATGAAAAAGACTGTCGCTTTCCTCGCCGCTACCCTTTTTGCCACTGCTGCCCTGGCCTACTCGTGCCGGTACTTTTCCTACACGATCAACGGTAAAACGTACTACTGC